GCACATAACTTTAAAGCAAAGTCACTTGGTACAATTATGGGTAAACTTAGGGATGCCGAGTTCCGTGTTGGAACCACTGGTACTCTTGATGGCACTCAAACTCACCGTTTGGTTCTAGAAGGTCACTTCGGTCCAGTTTATCGAGTTACTAACACAAAGAACCTTATGGACTCTGGGGCATTATCAGAATTAAAGATCAATGTCCTATTACTAAAGTATCCAGCTGAAGTATGTTTTCAGATGAAGAAAGCTAAGTATCAGGAAGAAATAGATTTTATTGTAAGTAACGAGAAACGCAATACGTTTATAAAGAACCTAGCACTAGACCAAGATGGTAACACGCTAGTTCTATTCAATCTAGTCGAGAAACATGGCAAGCCACTTTACAATATTATTAAAGAGGGTGCTCATAAGAACCGTAAGATCTTCTTTGTATCTGGGCAAACTGATGTAGATGATAGGGAAATGGTAAGGCAAATAACAGAAAGAGAAAAGAATGCTATCGTGGTTGCTTCTCTAGGGACTTTCTCTACAGGGGTTAATATAAGGAATATACATAATATTGTATTTGCCTCTCCGTCAAAGTCTCAGATTAAAGTGCTACAGTCTATCGGTCGTGGACTAAGAAAATCTGATGATGGGCGGGAAACGAACTTGTACGATATAGCAGATGATTTACATCATAAAAATCGTAAGAATTATACTCTAAATCACGCTGCAGAACGTATAAAGATATACTCGAAAGAGAAATTTGATTACAAAATATATGAGTTAGAAATTTGAAATTCGAAATAGACGAAGTTGATATCAGGCACTTTAAACTCATAGATGGGAATGAGGTGATTGGCTATATAAGAGGTATGGAAGATCATGGCTACATAGTTGAATCCCCTCTGCTTATGAACATCTATAATGAAGAGAGGATGCAAAGGATCTTCATGACTCCTTGGTTTACGGTTCAGCCCGATTCATTAACAGTATTCATAAACGCAGATACAGTAATCGCTACTTGCAAAGCCAGCGAAAATACTAAAGAGAAATACATCGCCACCGCCTTGCGTCTCCGTGAGGTCTATCCCGACGATGATCTGGCTTCGCCAGAAATAAATGATGAAGGGTATGATGATGATGAATGGGAAGAAGGTGTAGATCCCCTAGATAATATAGACCCTAAAACGACAGTACATTAAAGGTATATCCACCCTCCCCCGAACAGCTCTTATATTATACTATATAAATGCCTAAAAGTCAACACTTTTCTTCAAATAAATTAAAATAAATTAATGCTTTACTTTTGTACGATATTGTAGTATAATATGCTTATCAAACTTAAAATGGAAAGATTATAATGACTAAACCTGCCAACAAGCCTCATTATGTGAACAATAAATTGTTCTCGCAGTCTGTAGTCGATTACGTCAATTCTGTCAAGCAGGCGCAGGAAAGGGGTGAAACGAACCCCATCGTAACCGAATATATTGCCACATGTTTCTTAAAGATTTCTGAAGGTCTATCACACAAACCTAACTTCATTCGATATACCTATCGGGAAGAAATGGTTATGGATGCCGTAGAAAACTGCCTGAAAGCTATCATGAATTATAATATAGAAACAGCTACTCGTACTGGTAATCCTAATGCGTTTGCATACTTTACTCAGATATGCTACTATGCTTTCATAAGACGTATCCAAAAAGAGAAGAAACAGTTTGATGTTAAGATGAGGTTTATTGAGCAAGCGTCCTTTGAAGAGTTTATTGTTCAGCATGATGCATCTGGAGAAGATATAGGTGATAATGGATTTATCGAAGAACTCCGCAGTCGTATCGATAAGGTCAGAGATTCTGATCGTGTTCTCAAAGAGTTTAGTAAACAAGAGAAGATAGAGAAGAAGAAGCAAGACAAGAACCTTGAATTGTTTATGGGATAAATTATGAAGATTGCTATATTGAACGATACCCATTGCGGTGTCCGTAACTCGTCTGACATATTCATTAACTACCAAGAACGCTTCTACTCAGAGGTTTTCTTTCCATACCTAAAAGAAAATGGTATAAGTAACATCTTGCATTTGGGCGATTACTATGACCACCGCAAGTATATTAACTTCAAAGCACTTAACTCTAACCGCAATAGTTTCCTAGAGGTACTCCGCAAAGAGGGTATTCATATGGACATTATTCCAGGAAACCACGATGTGTTCTTCAAGAATACTAACGAGTTGAATAGTTTGAAAGAGTTACTCGGGCACTACATGAATGAAGTAGATATTCATATGGAGCCAAAGGTTCTAGATTATGACGGTTGCGGAATAGCAGTCATACCTTGGATCAATAACGACAATTATCATTCTACAATGAAGTTTATTGAAAACTGCTCCGCTTCTATTGTGGGCGGTCATTTCGAGTTGGCTGGCTTTGATATGCATAAAGGGTTTCCTAACCCACATGGTATGTCTAGCGAACACTTCAAACGTTTTGAGATGGTTATGTCTGGTCATTTCCATACTAAATCTCAACAGGATAATATCCATTATCTTGGTTCTCAGATGGAGTTTACTTGGACTGATGTTAACGACCCTAAATACTTCCACATATTCGATACTGAGACTCGTGAGTTAACACCAGTATTGAACCCTATAACTATATTCTCTCGCATATATTATGATGATACGGATAGAAGCTATTCTGACTTTGACGTAGATAAGTTGGCTAATAACTTTGTTAAGGTTATTGTGAAGAAAAAGAAAGACCCATTTACCTTTGACCGATTTATCGACAGACTACAAGCTATTGATACCTATGAGGTAAAGATTGCCGAGACCTTTGAAGAGTTTGCGGGAGAAGCTATTGAAGACTCTGAAGTAGACGTTGAAGACACTCAAGATATGCTTAATACATATGTTGATGCAGTTGATACTGAGCTGAGCAAAGATAAGATAAAAGATATTGTTCACGGTTTATATGTTGAAGCACAGAATATGGAACTTATGTAATGATTCATTTTACTAACCTCAGGTGGAAGAACTTCCTGTCCACTGGTAACACCTTTACTGAAATACACCTTGACCGCTCTCCCTCTACATTGATTGTAGGGCATAATGGCGCAGGTAAGTCTACCATGCTAGATGCTCTTTCGTTTGCGCTATTTGGCAAACCGCATAGAGATATCAAGAAGCTACAGCTGGTTAACAGCATTAATAACCGTGACGCATTAGTTGAAGTTGAGTTTACTATCAGCAATGTAGAGTTTAAGGTTGTTCGTGGTATCAAGCCAAATAAGTTTGAGATATGGCAGAATGGTAAGATGGTGGATCAGTCATCAACTAGCCGAGACTATCAAAAGTTCCTAGAGCAAAATATCTTAAAACTTAATCACAAGTCTTTCCATCAGGTAGTTGTTCTGGGTAGTAGTTCGTTCATTCCGTTTATGCAACTGCCCACCTATCATCGTCGTGAGGTGATAGAGGATTTACTTGATATTCAGATATTCGGTAAGATGAATCAGATACTGAAAGAGCAGTCGCAACGTCTCAAAGAAGATGCTAAGGATAACAAGTATCAAGTAGAACTGGTTAAAGATAAGATTGGTTTACAGAAAGACTACATCCGTGAGATTGCCGATATTAATGATGGGCAAATATCAGATAAGCGTAAATCGATAGAAGAAAGTCAATCTACTATTACAGGTATACAAGAAGGAAATGCAGCATTATCATTATCCATAGAAGAATCTTCAAATGGGTTGAAAGAAAATATATCTAATGCTCAGAGTAAGAAACAAAGTTTGCTCAAGTATAAGGCTCAGTTTGAACAGCAGATAAAGTCTGTAGTCAAGGATGCTAAGTTCTACGAGAAGCACGAACAATGCCCTACCTGCGATCAGGATATCGCTGAAGAACTAAGGCAGGATAAACTAGAGACTGCTCATGATAAAGCCAGAGAATTAAACAAGGCAGTTATCGATGCCAATTTAGAATCAATTAAAGTCGAAACTGACTTATTGGGTTTAGATGCTATTTCAGAAAGGGTTCGTGAAGATACCTCGGAATTGACCCTTAACAATAAAGAGATTTCTCGGTTACAGAAACAGATAACCACCTTAGAAAAAGAGATTACTAAACTTACCTCTAAAGAGGGAGATCTCGGGGAAGCTAACTCGAAGCTGACTCAACTAAGTGAAGAGCGTGATTCATTAACTGAGAGAAAGCTAGAACTATCTGAGCAGAAAACCTATCAAGAAGCGGTGGGTGAAATGCTAAAGGATAGCGGTATCAAAACTAAGGTTATCAAGCAATATCTGCCTGTAATGAATAAACTGATCAATCATTACCTGCAAGTTATGGACTTCTATGTTTCGTTCAACCTTGATGAGAGTTTCACTGAGACTATTAAGTCTCGTTTCCGTGATTCGTTTAACTATGCATCATTCAGTGAGGGTGAGAAACAACGTATTGACTTGGCGTTATTGTTTACATGGCGACAGATTGCTCGTATGAAGAATAGTGCTTCTTCTAACCTATTGATCCTAGACGAAACGTTTGACTCCTCTCTAGATAATGATGGTATCGAAAACCTACTCAAGATCCTTGAGACTCTAGAGGAAGGAACTAATACCTTTATCATATCACATAAAGGCGATGTTCTGGATGGTAAGTTTAGGTCTAAGATCGAGTTTACTAAGGAAAGGAACTTCAGTAAGATAAAATAATTCAAAATAATTCAAAAAAAGTGTTTACTTTCTCGATTACTTGTGGTATAATACATGTATTGATTGAGAGGTATTCTATATGACAGTTAAATCTACTCTAGCTAGATTGCTTGCTAATGAAAACATTGAGGTGCGTGAGG